CTGATAAAGCGTCCGAAGTTAGCTAGTGATTTAAGGGCTGTAGTCGCGCCTGTGGCCTGCGTGAAGGCCGTGTGGCTGATCCAGACAGTGCCATCTGCACTAGACCAGATAACTGCGTCAAGCGTCGGAGACGTACCTGACACCGCTGTAACGGACAGGTAGATGTCCAGAACAGTTGCGCCACCAACGTCAATGGCGTTGCCGGTTGCTGTCGCGGCTAAGGCTGCGGCGTTTGTAATTACATCGAATTGCTGGTTTTTATCCATTGGTTTAATCCTTAAAGAGTTTTTGCGTCATCAGTTCTAAACGCCCTAATGTCTGGGTCGTTCAGCTTGCGCCGAAACGCAACAGGGTCTTTTGTCGGGCTGATGCCCATGCTATCCCACAAGTGCAGCAGGACCAGAGGCACAGATGCAACACGCTTCATGTCGCGGCTAGGGGTCCAGCCATTTGTGCCATCGTTCTGCGCGATCTTGTTCGCCTCGATGATAGGGCTGGCATCGAACTTGTTCTCAATCGTAAGGCTGCCGTCATGGTCAAGGTGGGCATATGTGTCGATGCCATGGCTTGATGTTAGCAGTTCAGACTTTTTCACAGGACTACCCGCTTCCCGTCAGCGTCCTTGATGACAGTCGGGTCATCCTTGGTCTGCTTGGCGGAACCTTCTGGGATGTGGGACAGGTCTGATTCGGCCATCTCAATGACGTCATACTGAAACCATTTAACGTCGTTCATCCACATATTACCTGCGCGGATCATCACGTTGACCATCACTGGCAATGGGTCTGTTACTGTAGTTGTAAGCGGCTTGCGAGCCATGTTAAATTTCTCCGTAATGTCGGGGCGACCGGCTTAGACCGCCCCTGCATTATCAATTAGTGGACAACTTGCACAAGATTGTGTAGTTGGCCTTGATCGTGTTGGTGGAAGCGCCCGCATTGGCAACTTCGATATAGTCGCCTGCGTTAAAGTGATTAGCGCCAGATGCTGTAGCTACATCTACATCGCCAGCCGCAGAAGATGTATGCAGGACCGAGATGCTGCCGCCTGTGACGGCTGTACCGTTGATCTTAATGGTCGCCACAGCAGGTGCCGTACCGATTGCTCCATCAATAACAGAATGGACCGTAACGATCTTGCCGTTTGAGGGAGCAACAACAAACACAGAACCTGCTGTGGAAATGTCTGCTTCCTCGACGTTAAGTACGAAATGGTCAATGCTCATAACTGACATTGTTTTTTCCTTTTTCAGAGGACATTAGGGGGTCGCGCAAAGACTTTCTTGCGAGACCCCCATATGTCAGTTAGCTAGTGGTCAGGTCGGCAACGATGGCGTGAGCCTTTTCGTTACGCATTTCCAGTGTCCACTCACAAAGAATCTGCTTGCGCTCACTGTCACCAGTTTTTGCAAGATTAACAGTTTCCATGTTGCGCAGAGTACTAAAGGCCACCATGTTGTGGTCGATCAAGATAGCTGTACGTGACCGAATATGGCGAGATGGCACGATTTGCAACTCACCAAAATCGGAGACATAAATGTCAGCAGATGCGACAATCTTCTTATCATCAACATCCTTGAACTTGGTCGCAACGCCAGTGAAGCCAGAGGCAACACGCTTGTTGAAAGACCCAACGTAGAGAGTAGACGGGTCGCCGCCGTTGTCCCATGCAAGTTGATGGACATCAAGCAACAGGCTCTCAGTGAAGGCACGCTGTGTGCCGTCTGTGCGGGCAGTAGCGCCCAGAGAGCCGTCACCGCCGCCAGAACCGGCAGAGGAGTTAGTGTCGATCCAAGACTCAAGGCCACCCACTTCGCGGGCCAGAGTGTCGTTACCTGCAACCTTGATGTTGTTGGCGAAGATGCTCAACTCGATGTCGGTTTTCAGTTCACGGCCACGCTTGACCAGCTGGTAAGCCATTTCTGTGCCGTTTTTACCGGCCTTGTCGACGGCTTCCTGAGTGCCGGTTACGCGAGCAACCTTGTCAGAAATACCACAGTAGTTCGTCAGACGAACAGTTGCGGCAGAAGCGTCAGTAGTGGCGTCGTCGCCTTCAATCACCCAGTTCTGTGCAGGAGCGCCCAGAGTGTCTGTGGTGAACTCATGCAGGGTGCCAGTGGCTTTGTTGCTTGGCATCTTGGAGAGCAGTGGGGTTTCCCACGGGGCGACGTTGTAGATTACGTCAGAGAGGTCTTCACGATTTCCTACTGCGTCGTAGGACGAGAAACTATTGCTAGGCTGTGCCATGGTTGCAATTCCTTATTTTATTTACCCAGTAACAACGCAACGGCGTCATCACTAGAACCAGATTGACGGAGGCGATCCGCAGTCTTGGCACGACGGTCTGCTTGCTTCATTGCTTTACCCTTAGTGGTTCCGGGCTTGATAACTCTGGTTTTGCCCTTGACCTTCTTTTTCGCAGTTGATTGTGATGACATAAGTTCATCCCATTTACGGGCCTTGTCAAAACCAACGACGATACGATGGTCAAATAGCTGATCCAGTTCAGCCCTTTGAAATCCAATGTTCTGCATGTACTTCGACACGTTTGTCTTATACTGCACAGCGTTTTCACCTGCCAATTCAGGGATTGCGTCAACCATCTTTGCAGCTTGGTCTTGTACGAACCGTTGAAGGTTCTGCTGCTGTTCCTGTTGGTCAATTCCTTGTAGGCGTTGCCGTTCCGCATTTTGTACGTCACTTTGCGCCTTATTGGCCTCGAAAATAGCCCGTTGCCGAGTATATTCGAGAGGGTCGTCAGTCGCCATCTGAACCCAGTCAGGTTCTTCGGACGGCTGCTGTTGTTGCATAGCAAGCATCTGTGCAAGATGCTGTCTCTCCGCAGCGATAGACGATTGCATTTCGGCCATTTGCTTACGCTCATTGGCTATAGCTTGCGTCTTTTCAGTATAATCACGATGCTGCATCATCGACTTTTCGACTTCTGCCAAGGTTATCTGCTGGCCTTTAATCTCAAACAGCAGTTCCTCTTCTCCGTCGTCGTCTTCGTCAGCGTCTTCGTATACTTCCTCGTCGTCGGCGTCGGCCTCTTGCGAGACTTCTTCCTCATCAGAGGACGTAGCTTCAAACTCTTGTTCGTCATCGGCTACGTTTTCGCCTTCGGGTTCATCGGTTGTCCCATCGGGTTCCTGATCTGATCCACCAAGCAGTGTGGCCACAGCGTCATCCATTGACAGTGGGCCTTCGGCATTCTCTTGCGAGTTATTGCCACTCATTGTTTCTTATCTCCTGTTTGCGGCTTCCCGTCCCATCTCGGTCAGTTCAGCCTTTGCTAATTTCCCGTTCTGAACCGCAATGTTCAGTTGTCGGGCTACTAATCGGACAACCTTAATGGCCTCGCCGTAGCGAAACCGTCCTAAGTCATCTTTCTCATCGGCTGTCAGTAAGGCGTCGAGGTATTGTGCCTCTACGATCTTGAAAGCCGCTTTAAGTTCTTCGTTGTCTAATGCCTGTGCTGCGCGGCCCGCCTTGTTGCTGGCCTCGTTCAGCTTTAGCTCTCTAACGTTGTCTACCAATCTGCTCCACCTCCGGGGTTGCCGCCGTATTCACCTGCGCCACCGGGAGAACCAGCGCCCGACCCTGCACCAGCGCCTGCACCGCCGCCACTGTGAGCGTCAACTCCAGCGTTGTACGAAGCCACATCTGATGCTGTGCCTGTATATCCGACCATCCCCTGTGCGGCTGCGTTTGCCGCCATGCTGGCGATTCCGGCGCTATGTGCATCCTGCTGACCTTGCCCAAGGCCCACGCCCGGAGCAGAAGACGCGCCTGTCGGGGCAGAATAGATTGAGTTATTTAAGTTGGCCGCCACAGGACCGAGTAAGCCCATGCTTGCGAGTGATGCCGTCTGGCCGGGGCTAAGAGACTGCTGTGGTGCGGCAAGGGGTCCTAGTGGGCCTTGCGGCGAGGAAGGCAAGTTCTGGTTAGTCGGGCCGATTGCGCCTGTGTTTGTCGCTGTAGGACCAACAGCACCCAGAGTCCCCGGAGCGCCGTAATGAGAACCCCTAGTGTCTGTTGCGGCGGTTTCCGTGCTGAATTGCTGTGAGTAGTTTTTGCCCTTGTTTTCAAGGTCGTATGCAGGGGCAGCCAAGGCGTTGCCGCGATCAGTCAGGCTCTCACGAGGGTCAAAGCCGATGGCGATAGCGTCCATTATCCCGATAGTAGGCATCCCGAGGCTTGAAAGTTCGTTGTTTATCGCGCTTAGCTCCGCAAGGCCAAACATAGCCTCTGGCACGGCGAAGCCAGTCGCCACACCCATAGAGCCTATACCCATTATATTACCGCCTTGCCTAGCGCCCACACCCACGTTACCCATATAACCGGGTTCTACTCCTGTGAAATAGCTCTCAACAGTTCCGGGTATATCTGACAGACCATCAAGAACACCTGTAAAACCTAGATCGACACCGCTAAACGGGTTATCTCCGAAGTTAACACCGCTAAACGGGTTGTTAACACCGAAGTTGACACCATCCGGCATACTGAAATTAGGGCCGGTTGATGGTGTGTTCGACCCTCTAGGGCTAAAAACGTCGTTGTTACCCTCTAACCCACCTTCTAAGCCTGTGCGGCGGGGAGTTACAGGGTTAGATAGCTCTGGAATCTGTCGGGGCTGCTCGACTAGAGCAGGCGGAGGCGGGGTGCCCCATGTATAACGATTGAATGAATTGCCTTGAGGTTCTTGGAACGCTGCCTCGCGGGCTGCGTAGTCGTCAGCATACCCCCGCAAAAACGGGTTATTGACTGGACCAGCAGGCGCACCGAAGCTGTCGTCCTGATAGGTCGGCTGGTAGCCCTGTTCTTGCAGTAATCCGTATGCCATTTGGTACCTCTGTCCGTATATTAACTTAAATCGAGTTAATTGTACATGTTAATCATAACGCCCACTTATGCCTAAGTTTCTGGGCCTTCTAGCGACCATTCAACAGTAGGCTCATTAGCCTCGTGGCGTTGGTTTACGCCGTCATTGATCCTAGCCAGTTCAATATCTGCCTTGGCGTCTAGTGACGCAGCTGCCTTAGCCTCGTCTGACCTGATCTTGGCTGCTGTCTCGTTCATGCTGGCAGCGATCTTCTCACGTTCAACGTCGATCTTTTCAGCCTCAAGCTCCAGCTTCTGCATTGCAGCATGATGGTCCAGCTTAGTAGCCTCGACCCTAGATTGGTTTTCCATCTGGGCTTTAGCCATAGACGCTTGGGCCTTGCCTTGTTCAATCTGCATCTGCGCTTGGATAAGCGCCTGCTGTGGGTCTGGGCCTTGCTGCGGAGGCGGCATAGGTCCTTCACCCGGATCAGCTAGGGCAAACGTGCTATTCTTAAAGCCGACAGTTGTCAGCATCTTGGTCATAACGTTGTAGACATGCTGTGGCGTAACCATTGGACCCTTTGGCCCCATGACGCCACCAGATGCAAGCATCTCTTTCTGCCACATCAGGATATTGTTCAGGTGTGTGATTTGTTGGTCGCGGTTGCCGTGGCCCAAGCCGACTTGGATGCTGACATCCATCTCTGGGTTCCACTTGCTTGCATCCATCTCGACCCACTCGCCGCGCAGCTTAATCGTGCGGGGCTTGTCTTGGTGCGTGACCAGTAGGTTAAGGATGCGCCGGAACATATGTTTAATGCCCGTTTCAGCGAAGATGCGGGCAATCATTTCAACGCGCTGGTTCTTCTGGGCCATCTGGTTGTTTGATGCCGTCGCGGTCTGGTTGTTCAATACGTCAGAGTCAACGGCTGCCGCCATGTCACTTACGCCCGTGCGCTTTGCCGCCATGCCGTCGAGGCCGTCGAGCATCGCATATGACTTCTCAGCCACAAACGGGTGGCTAATCTCACGGCTGGCACCGATAGCGTTGACGCGCTTAATGCCGCCGGGGCGTGTTGTCAGGAAGTCGTCCATGTCAACGATCTTGTTCACATCGACTTCACGCTCAGGATTGTTAGCTAGGTATAAGCTGTCCAGGGTCTGACGCAGGAGCGTTGTGCGGATGCTTGATATGTCTAGTACCAAATCAGCCAGAGATAGCCCGTAGGCCCTATGAGGGACCTGCACGGGCGTGACTGTGCTGAATGGTTGACTGTCGACTTCCTCGTTGGCCAGAATATGCTCACCAGACCAAACTACGTTGATCCGCTCCGCGATACCGTCGCCGTTTGTGTCGGCCCACAGATAGCTATCGTGGATGGTGACTTCCTGCATGGTCTTGTCGGCGTGTTCGTCAAACTCGTGGCTCTCGCCCATCCGTGTCTGGCGCTCACCCGTGGGATCATTCGTGTCACTGCCTGACAGCTTGTCAACAAGGTCAGGGTCGAAACCCTCCATCTTGAGTGCTGTCTTGGTCTTGAGCGTCCGATGCTCTAGGTATTGGGCGTTGTCGGGGTCTGCGTCATCAAAGCTCTGATAATATTCCTCTGGTGGAATAGGCAGGACTTCAATCTTACCATTGATGGTCGTCTTTGTGACTTTGATGTTGTGGAACGTCTCAATCAGCCCGCCATACGTGTCAGGGTCCACCTCAGAGCCGTCTGCGTAGACCTCAGAGTGTTCGTCGACCTCGATGTCGTCGTCGTCCATTAGGTTAATGAACTCGGGCGTTGTTAGGCCGCTATATTCGGTTGTCTTGGTGGTTTCTTTCTCAGTCCAGACGGTCTTTAGGACGCCCATCTTTTGCAGTAATGCGTCTTTGAAGTACGTAGACAGGATCAGGAAGCCGTTGTTGTCCTTGTTGAACACCACGTTAGCTAGGTCTGTGGCCTGCTTGGCGAAGTCTTCGTCCTCTGGGCCGACAGGCTCATACTCGACAACATCATCGCCGGACAGGAAGATTCTAAGCAGTGCTGGCATCATCCACTCAACTGTCTCAAGTACATCTCTGGAGATCACACGGCTACGGCCAGCTTGCTCGTTCCCATACGGCTCACCCAGATAACGCTCCATAGCGTCTTCACGCTGCGGCGATATTTCAGATGTGATATAACTCTCGGCCTGCTCGCTCTCATTGCGACACATTGCCAGAATATCGTGGTCTGTTAACTTCTTGTTCTTAGCCATTAAATTATCCCGCTGTTATCATACTTGAGTGGTTGTGACTTGCTTTTATCTTGCAAGCTAACCGCTAGGTATCGAAAAGCGTCACTCGAGTGTGAGGCCCAATCGTGCAGCGGGTTGTTGCGAAACGTCTTACGTCTTTCATCGTATTCGGTACGATACTGTCGAAGCGCTCGCATTCCCTGTGCCGTTCTTTCCTTGTCAAACCAACAACGCGACAAGATACGTCTTACAGCATTGATCCCATCCTCTACTCCTAAGTTTGGAACCATTTTGATCTTGATACCGAGTTCTCTGAGTGTTTCCTCTCGAGATCTACCAGTGCCAAGCTCTCTAACCTTTACATCATGTGGGAGGAAATGCGAACCGAAATTATAATTTAGTTCGTCTCGCCATTTCGACAGGACTTTAGCGTAATGCCCTAATCCCTCACCTGACGCCTCGTAATGATTAATGATATGTATCTCTTTACCCACGAGCTGATAGGCCCATATGACTGTAGAATCAGCAACACCAAGGTCCCAGCTTGTGTGAACCTCAAGCTCGCTCTCCATAGGGACACCACAAATCCTACCCTCTGAGGCTGCAAGCTCTATGTCTGTGCCGTAATACGAACCAACGATAGCAGCTTGAAACGAACACTCAAGCTCTTGGTTGTATTGTTCACGGCTCATAGACTTACGCATCTCAACGAGCTCTGTCTTCTCGATGATGTCTGTCTCACTAGCCTTAAGGATGGATGAATACCAATCTGGATCTTCTACGGCGTCTTCGTATTTTTCGAAGAAGTCATTCTCACCTTTAGGCGTACCAATAAACACCGCCCATCCTCTGCGGTCTGCAAGAGCCGGACGAATAACTTCAGGCCAAGCACGAGGATCCATATCCCCATACTCATCAAGAACAATACCATCAGCGTAAATACCACGTAGGGCGTCGTAATTGTCTGCGCCATATAGGCGAATGCGTTTGTCACCAATGTCGACACGTAGTTCACTCTCATTGATCTTAACTATATCGCCGAATGGACGTACTATATCCTTCAAGATCTGCCAGGCAATATCTTTAGACTGTCTGAAGAACGGGGCTAGGTATATGAAACGTGGGTTGGGTAGGTCACACTCAATAGCTCTTGCAACAAGTTCATGGATACATGCGACTGTCTTACCAGCGCGACGGTGGCATACTAGAGTGGCCCAACGTTCTTTACGCATATGGAAATCAATAAACTGTTTTCTAGGAGTATACTCCAGGTTGATTTCAGGCATTACAGTAGACCTTGAGACTGTTGTTGGGGCTTCTGTTCAGGCTCAGCTAACAGACCGGACTTAACAGCCAGGCCAGTAGCTCCAAGAGCCACACCACCTTTGAGGATGCCTGATCCTTTACTCTGACCAGATGTGCCGAGCATATCGGCTTTCATCTCAGGGGTGATCTTCATGGTCCAGGCTTTGCTACCTTGTGTCTTTAACAAGGTATTCATCTGAGATGCGAGATCGTTTACCACAGAGTCAAAGTCTGTGTTGACTCTGGACAACGACGCATTGTAACTCATATCAAATACATTAGAGAGTTCTTCGACAAGAGCACCGGGGTCTGTGTTCATAGCTTCAAGCTGGTCGCGGTAGTCTCTGACTTTAGTGTGTCGATCCTTCTTACCCATAACAGGTCCGTCAACAAGTTCAGGCTTGACACCATACTTCTTGCCGATCTTCTTAGCGCGGTTGACAAGCATCTCGTCATAGAACTTCTTCATTCCTGCTGTACGCTTCTCATCACCCGGATACCTGTCACCTTGTGTCTGACCATCAGTCCAACCGATCTGATTCATGTCCTTAGATACAGCATCATGCAACGCACGACGGAAGGTAAGGTCATCCCAGTTCTTCTTGTAAGGAGCGTCAGGAACACCACTACCACTAGGTGTGCGACTCTTATACTCGTCGATATACATTTCTCTTTGTGAGGCTCCCATATTTGACCAGAGATCAGGAGACAGCTTAAATGTTTCTATTACCTGTTCAGGTGTTGGCTCAGGTGTCTCACCCTTGTATCCTTTCTTCCTGCCAGCTTGATGCCAGTCAGATTGGATCTCTTCGATAAATAGGGTATTCTCGCCGTTCATAACACGTTCATTTGAGCGGTAATGGGCAAGGACGTTGTCTGTGTTTGTGTGCGCTTGTGTGCGGAAATTGTTCGACTGTTTTATGTTAGATGGTAGTGTTAGCTCAACCTCCTGATAGTTCTTACCACCGGGTAGAGTGTACTCCTCATGCATGGTACCTTGTGGGTTGTCTGTTCCCCGCTCGGCATACAACTCGTGTAGATCTGGAATAGCGTTGTCGTTCTCAACAGCTTGTATAGCTGTAGCCCTATCCACGTTAAGCAGGTTGCTGTATTCTTCAACCAAATCGTTGCGGCTTAAATCTTCGAGTGAACGAATATATGCTTCTTCGTTCAAAGGTTGAGCTTCTTGATTTAAATGTCTTTGCGCAACAGCTCTCATTTCAGGTGTAATGTCGGGGTCCATAAGAAAAGCAGATGCTTCAACGTTTCCCCCGCCCCACCTACTGTTTTCTGGTGTGGCAAATTCTATAGTGACACCATCTTCAGAACTCAGTTCTATATTATAATCTGTTCCGTTGAACGCTTCTATGTCGTTATTAGATATACCTGTACCTGGTTTTCGTTTAACCACGTCAGTGATCTCAAGGGGATTAGCTTCTACCTGGTCCATCAGCTGAGTCTTGGTGACTGTATCTTGGCCTAGGAGACCCTTGATACCACTAAACTCCATCTCATCGGCCGACACACCACCAGGTGTTTTAGCCAGCATAGCCGAAGCCTGCTGACCTGACATCTTCTCCTGAGGCAGGTTAGCCACGGCCTTGGACAGACGAGATATATATGGGGATGAGGCTATCTTACCAGCTCGACCAATACCCTTAGCCATAGCTCCAACAGCCATAAGTGGAGGAAATGCAGCACCGGCGAGCATTGTAGCGTCGCCTGCAGCCTCAACACCACCTAGGACTCCATAGGTCGCGTCTACGATGCCTTGACCATAATTCCCTTGGGCTATGTTATCATACGCGTTACCTAGGCTCTCTGTGGTCTGAGGGAGCTCCGCCAAACCTGCTCCAGGTAGGAACCCGGCAGCTGTTGTGGCGAGTAAACCAGTTGGAATAGGACTTCCCATTGGTCTGCGACCTGCGTTCTGACGAATAAGTGAACCAGTATCTAACAGACCACGAGATCTAGCACCTTGCCGGTTCAATAAATTATACATTCCGTGGTTCATTTGATTTCATCAGCCCTTGGTACACCAGTGAAAACCTTGAACACTAAAGGATCACCATCAGGAGACCCTTGTATCTGGACAGGCATAACCTTTCCAAGTAATGCCATAAACTGCGCAGGGTTCTCAGTAGCTTGTGTGGTTAAATAACCAACCATGCCACCTTCACCACCAGCCTCCATCGCAGCCTGGATAATAGCATCCTTGACAACCATCGTCATCTTGTTCGGAGTGCCAGTCTTGCGGCCTCCAGTTTTCTTCGATCCCTTAATACATGACATCTAGGCAACCCTGTTCAGATTCTATCAAATTATACAATATTCAATAACATATTGAAACATAAAGTTTAGCTTTTCCAAAAGGTAACAGGTAACAGGTAACAGGATAGTATTGCTAGTTTCTATAGAGATATATTATTTCTATTACTATATAACTTATTTCTATTTTCTATTCTATCTCTATTTAATATATATTAGTTACTTAGTTACTATAAAGAATAAGATATTGAAAACAAACAACCTTTTTAGGTAACAAACTGGGTAACTAGCCGTGAAAAGTAACATATTATTCGTTACTTTACTCAAACGCCTCTCGAATGGCAGAATTACTCATCGGTTGCTTCACCCAAATTCTCAGCGGTTTTCCTCCAATCTTGACTTGTCCTGTTACCTTTTGGAACCCAAGACGCTTCATAAGCCACGCTTGTTTGGACGTTTTTATGTCCAAATCGGTGTATTCGAACAGCAATTCTCCAAACAAATGGGCAGTACTGACGATATTTTTGTTGTAAAATTGACCACCTTTTTCAATCATTTCGCGTATTTCTGCCAGACCCTCAATGGAAGCGTCTTCAGTTTCGGCCATCATTTTCTTGTATTCAGTCATCGGTGCCTGCTTAATAGACTTGAAGTCTTCCGTGATTTCATACTCAAGAAACCACTTACGGAGTGCCGCCCCTTCAGATCTTACAGCATCAAATAACGCAGGAAAGTACGTCTTAGCAGGCTCTCCAACGTGGTCCTCTAGCTCATCTAGTGACGATATGGGGACAAACATCACCCACCACCGACGGTCGTTATTGTCCAGTGGTATGGAGTCTTTGGCGTTTGTGAAGCATATATAGTTGGCTGTATTCAACGTCCTGTATGGTTTCACACCCTTACTATTGATCTGGATCATCCTGTCTGTGATCAATGGTTTGAGTGCATTGACCACTTCATATCTGTTATGACCCTTGATCTGCAGCTCTTCTAATACGTTCACGCATACGTTTGCTGCCCATCCGTTGAAGTCTGAGGTCACTTGCGACGGTGACACAGTGCCCACGTTAGCATCACCTAGAATAGCACTCATGAGGTCAGAGAAGAACGACTTACCTACCCCCTGGATCGATTGGATCAGAGGTGCATAGAGCATTTGCTTGCCAGGGTATTGAACTTGATGGGCTATCCACTGAGTCAACATGTCAGCGTTATCATCAGTTGCGCATATAAATTTGATGTGCCTCTTGACCTTCTCTATGGCTGCAAGACCGTCGTCATCATACTCGTCAGCTGTTTCAGGAACAGTCCTTACATTGAAGCTGTTGAGAACCTTGAGGCCTTCTACCACACCAATACGATCGTTTTGCATAGGTAGATAAGCCATACCATCAACCTTTTGGACAGCTGCGGTCATCGTCACGAACTGAGAGGCTAGTATCACACCACCATCTGGACTCTTAGGTGTGTTAACTGTGTTGACCAGATTGAATGCCTCAGTCTTATGTACCTCAAGGGTTTTGAAGTCCACATACCCTCGGTGGCTGTTAACATACACCCATTCATTGCACCAATCTGGTATATCATCACCATTTATCAACTGACCTACAGCTGTGACTAGGTCTCGGCAGGCTGCGATACGAGGTTTGACCGATGTGATGTCTTTAAATCGGCGTTGTATAGTGACAGCCAGTCTCTCGCGGGCCAGAGGGTCTAAGGTGTCGTCACGTCTGATGGCTGGACAGACATCCAGGTTCAAGGATTTCTCGTCAGCGTTCTCTATTCTATCAAGATACCCTGCTAGCTTGTCGCTTCCCTCGTTGAAGTCGACCTCTTTGACCATGTAAGATATGGACCCGAGGGTTACACCACCCCCACTATTAAATGAACGCCATCTTTTCTCTGTCTCGCCTTCGATGTAACTGTCTACACCGATTGACCAATGCTCCCAGAATGCAAGACCATCGACAGGGTCCCAGTCATGTAACGCCATACCAACCTTGACCCACTGGTCATTGGGCATCGATGGGTCTAGTTTGGCTAGCATCGACAGAACCTTGTCACGAGACCAGACACCTGAACCAATAAGACCACTGAAGTCACCTAGGTCCTCCATATCGCGTGCCAGACTAACCTTAGCACCTTTAGTGATTAGTTGTACCACATCATTGCTAACAGCTTCCTGGTCAAACCCACCAAGGTCTGTGTCATACCAGGAGTATTTACCGACCTCTGTGGATGAGGATGCTATCACACATTGAGACCCTTTTGTCAGGAAATCAATTCCTGGGTATTCTGGCAAGGTCTTACGATATGAGCCTTCAGGCAAATCGAACATATAAATATGGAAGCCTCCCGAAGGTGTCATCACAGTTGGTTCTGGCAAGTCATAGAGATTGGAAAGAATATCAAAGCTCTCCTGACCGCCGTTCTTAGGATCCACGTCAATGACAAGATCGCCGTCACCAATAACCATACCCAGATTACCATTCCACGCCATTATCTTATCTTCGGAGACTTCTTTAGTCGTCCAGTCTTTTAACTTAGGGATTTTTCCGTTCAGTAATGTGAGCTTTTTACCTGCTGAGAGGTATTCTTTTATGATTTCATTGTCGCACATGTGTTCCACCCCGTCACTCAGATTTGTCATTTAGCCATATACTAATTCTCTTTACAGTATCATAAGAGTAGTTATTGACTTCGCCGGTTGCCAGCTTGTTGACTGTAGGGTACGACAGACCTGTCTGGTCTGCGACAATCAATAACCTCTCGCCGTTCAATGCCTCCTTGATTTCTTCAAGGTTGCGGATTTTAGTGTTATCAAGAGACATTACGTCCTCCTAAATATTTCAGATCTGTTCATGGTATATTATTAAGAAGGCCCTGTAAACTATAAAATTTTAAAAAATAACTGTTTACATACGCGATTAAACAGCGCCTGATGATAACATCATCACAATTCAAAAGGATAAAATGATGTCACTTGAAAATGAAATAAAAAGGCTAACAGCTGCCATCGAGACGCTTAACGCTAATCACAGGTTCGATACAGAGTACCGTACTGAGACGACAGGACCTATCGATGAGCCTATTACGATCACAGTTAAATTGCCAGGAGATGATGTCGAAGAGGAGACAGTGCAAGATACACCAAAAACTATCGTCTCTACTGTGTACGGCGAACATGACCGATTTGGCTATTGAGGCATTTAAGGCTCTTCGAAAATCTTTTTTTGACGCAGACGGTCAAAGATATGATTGAAGAGCTGGATGCTAAAAGCATCGGTGACCTCGATCAGGCCGGTCGTAACTCTTTGAATATACAGCTTCAAGATCTTGTAGCTTAACTAACCCGTGGTCAAGTCCCTGGATCTGAGTGCACTGCAGAGAACCTCCCCAAGAGACTTGGTAAATCCGGTGCATCGGTACCACACTTAGAAAGATAGAAAATGCCCAAAACTCCATACTTCGATCGTAACGCTCCCGACAAGCATGGTATTTACATCGGTACCAATACAAAGCTCATTGACAAGACGGCCATACTTAAAGAAATCCCGATGATTCTGGACAACTCTGAGTACTTCAAAGTCCAGTTTGATAATATCGATACAGGACTAGGTTTCGGCTGGCATCGTTTTCACAAGAGTGATTTTCAGGTTGATGAGGACTACGGCAAATGAAACATGCAAAACTATCAGCCAGTGGTTCACCAGGATGGTTAGGCTGTCCCGGTAGTGTGTCTGCTCAGGAGCAATATCCTGATACAGGTTCATCAATCTACGCACTTGAAGGTACAAGAGCACATGAACTCGCAGACAAATGCCTGAAAACAAATAAGGAGGCCGTGTCCTTTGTTGGTAAAAAGATCATGGGTGAAAAGATTGAGAAAGACATGGCTAGGTATGTTCAACAATATCTAGACTATGTCAGCTCTCATGAGTCTACCACAACAGACCTATACACAGAAGAGCGTGTTGATTTTTCTAACATCGTTCCCGGCGGCTTTGGAACACTTGACGCAGCTGTTGTTGATAGCGACACAGGCATCTGCCATATTTTCGATCTTAAATATGGTCGAGGTGTCCAAGTTTACTCTAAAGACAACACCCAAGCCCAGTTGTATTGTCTGGGTATGTTGAACGAATATGGTTGGTTAGGTGTCATCACACGCTTCCGGATCCATATTGTCCAGCCTCGCAAGGTTACACCTGACCCTTGGGACATCAGCGTAGAAGACCTTGAAAAGTTTGGTCAGTACGCTACCCAACAAGCTAATATTGCTTTAGCTCCAGGTGCTCCTCGGGTACCGGGTGAGAAGCAATGTCAGTGGTGTAGGGCTAAAGGCGATTGTGAGCAGCTTGCGTCGTTCGTTGAAGAAACTATCAGTGCTGAGTTCGATGACCTGGACGATGTTACTGTGCCCGGTATATCTGACGCTCGCAAAAAAGCCATCATCGATAACAAAAAATTCATTGAGGATTTTTTGAATGCTGTCGAGGACTCTGTCTTTAGTGATATGTTAAACGGCGGAGAATTCGAAGGTTATAAACTTGTCGAAGGTAGATCAAATCGTCAGTGGACTGAAGACGCTGAGGCTGTTCTCAAGTCAGCACTTAAGTCTAAAGCCTACAATACTAAATTGATTGGTATCGGAGCCGCTGAGAAGCTGCTTGGTAAAGACGAATTGGAAGCTATAACACACAAGCCAGAAGGTAAGCCTACCCTTGCTCGTGACAGTGACAGACGTGTAGCTATCAGCACCGACGTCACAAAAGATTTCGATAAAATCTAAAACTAGTTTACAATACTTTGAAACCAGGGTATTGTGGTGACAGATCGGAAAGACGGTCTAATACAAACCTAAAATGAAAGAAGTCAAATGTCTAAAATCCATCTTAAGAACGTCCGGTTGTCCTTCCCATCTATCTTCAAGCGCTCTGTGTTTGACGGTAAAGAAGGTAAATTCGAAGCAACTCTGCTTCTGGACAAATCTGATACCACTACCAAAAAAGCTGTCGACGATGCCATTGCTGAGGCTATCAAGGTTGCTAACGTCAAGGTTCCTTCGGACAAGCGTTGCCTGAAAGACGGAGACGAAAGTGAATATGACGGTTACGAAAACGTGTGGTCTATCAAGGCTGCTAACAACAAACGTCCAACCCTTATCAATCGTGACAAAACCCCTCTTGTAGAAGACGACAACGTCCTTTACGCTGGGTGTTACGTCAACGCGATTGTTGATATTTGGATCCAAAACAATACCTATGGCAAGCGTGCAAATGCAAATCTTTACGGAGTACAATTCGTGAAAGATGGCGACGCGTTTGGTCAAGGTCCTGTCGATGTCAGTGACGACTTCGACGATCTCGACGACGACCTTTAGGTTCTATAGGGCAGCGGAGTTTTTCGATTCCCTCCGTGAGACACAGAGCCGGGGCTGTGGCCCGACTTCCCCGGCATTTTCTTAAAATTGGAACGATAAAATGCAATTTTCCCTTGATGATCCGGTTACCTTAGACTGCGAAGTCTACCCCAACTACTTCTTAGTTGCATTCAAACGGTTGTCCGATGGTAAGATTGTCACCATTGAGACCCGTGGTAAGAATACCCATATATCTATAGAAGACCGTAAACGTCTAAACTCACTCATGTACAAGCGAACAACGTTTGGTTTCAATTCTAGGAACTACGACATCCCTGTTATTATCGCAGCTGAGCAGAGCAAGACTTGCAACGACATCTACAGAATTTCCGAGTATATCATCACAGGCAACTCACACGGGTGGCAAACACTTCAGAAATTCTCTCTTCATTTACCACGCGAGTGGAAACACTTTGACATTCAAGAGCCTGCTCCAGGTGTTAAGGTCAGTCTGAAGTTATACGGTGGCAGGATGCACAGCAAGAGACTGCAGGATTTGCCCATAGAGCCAGGAACTATGTTGACAGAGGCTCAGATGGACGACATCAAAGAGTATTGTATCAATGATCTGAATACCAACATTGACCTGTATAACCGTATCAAGCCTCAAATGCAACTACGCGTCGACATGTCAGAAGAATACGGCATGGACCTGATGAGTAAATCAGACGCCCAGATTGCTGAGGCTGTTATCAAACGGGAGCTGCAAAAACGTAATCCTAGAGGCAGATATAAGGCTCCAAATATGATGACTGGGGTGTCTTTCAAGTATACCGCACCAGCTTATATAGAATTCAAATCAGATGTACTCAGACACACGCTAGAACTCATCCTAGGTGCTGATTTCGAGCTAAATGACAAGGGTTCTATTGAGTTACCTAAAGAACTTAAGCAGATGAAAATCAAAATCGGCAATTCAGTGTATCAATTAGGGATAGGTGGTTTGCATTCGAAAGAAAAAAGTCAAACCATCATCCCTAATAAGAACCAAGTGCTGGCCGATCGTGACGTTGCGTCATACTACCCAAGGATAATACTGAACCTCGGCTTGACACCTAGACACCTGGGTCCTGAGTTTCTAACGGTGTATGAAGACATCGTGAATAGGCGCCTTGCTGCTAAGTCTGCAGGTCAAAAGATTATTGCGGAAAGTCTTAAGATTGTCGTCAACGGGAGCTTCGGTAAGCTCGGCAACAAGTACTCAGTACTATACAGCCCTGACCTTATGATGACCGTGACGTTGACAGGTCAGCTAGCTCTGCTTATGTTGATCGAACGTCTTGAGGATGACGGTATCCAGGTCGTATCGGCCAACACCGACGGCTTTGTGTCTCTCATACAACCGCTTGACTACAAGATGTACGACAATATCTGTTTTGACTGGGAATTGGACACAGCATTTGAGCTTGAAGAAACCCAATATAAGGCTCTATACAGCCGCGATGTCAATAACTATATGGCTGTCACAGACGACGGAGTAAAAGGAAAAGGTATTTTCTCACAAAATCCTTTAGCAAAAAATCCTGTTGCTCCTATTTGTATCGAGGCAGTTGAAAAATTACTTGTGGATAACATTCCTATACGGGAAACAATTCACAACTGTGAAGACCTTACGAAATTCCTATCTGTCCGGACTGTAAACGGAGGGGCAGTGTGGAAAGGAGAATATCTAGGACGAGTTGTTCGATGGATTTTCTCAACATCTGGCGACAAGATTACCTACAAGAAAACAGGTAATAAGGTCGCCAACTCTGACGGCGCTAGACCGATAATGGAATTGGGTAGCTTCCCTGACGATATTAACTACGACCACTACAACCACTTATCCGATGAAATCTTAGGAGGATTAGGATTATGATTAACCAGATACTCACCATGCATAACCACTTCGATATTAGTACCGGTGACATTAAATGGTCAGCCGAAGAGAAAGTGTTCCGTATTGACTGCTTGCAAGAAGAGCTGTATGAATATCAAGCATCCACAACTCTTGAAGACGAGCTCGATGCTTTGGTAGACCTTGTTGTTTTCGCTCTCGGTACAGCTGAGCGCCAGGGTTTGATGCCAGTGTTTGCAGTTGCTTTTGAACGCGTTATGAATGCTAACATGAAAAAAGAAATTGGACCCAACAGCAAACGCGGTTCTTTTGCCATTGATCTCGTTAAGCCTGAAGGTTGGGAAGCTCCTGACCATTCTGATCTCGTAAACAATCAATTGGAGATGTTCTAATGGACAACGTTGAAAAGATTCTTGAAGAACGTGGAAGTCGGTATGGCTCCATGGAAATCAATGCGATGACCACCCAGGCTCTGATGCGTGTGATAAAAAATACTCCTAGCTACGACAATCTTTCGAGCTCTCACATTGAATGCATCCACATGATCTTCCACAAGATCTCTCGTATGGTTTGCGGAGATCCCATGTATGTAGACAATGCTGTCGATATGGAAGGTTACTCCCGTTTACTCAAAGAATATATTGAGAACAAAAATGCAAAAAACAGCTGACATCCGCGACGAGTTTCGTTTGAAGTTTGCATCTAAGACGTTTGCTGAGAACGCGACTATTGAAATCATCAACGCCAGTTTTATCGCTGATGAGAAAACCATATTCGGAACATTAAATTCTAAATACGCTATGAGAGAATTACAGTGGTACTATTCTCAAAATCTTAATGTCAACGGTCTAGGGGATCCTATCCCTAAAATCTGGCAGGATGTGTCAGACGAACATGGTCTAATAAACAGCAACTACGGTTGGTGTATTTTCTCAGACGAAAATCATAACCAATTACATTCTGCTGTGGATACCTTAAGATCAGACAAGTTCTCCAGGCAAGCTCAGATGATATATACTAGACCCACGATGCATGAGGATGCCAACAAAAACGGCATGCACGATTTCATGTGCACGATGTCTACACAGCTCCTAATTCGCGATAGTCAACTCCACTACATGGTGTATATGCGCTCGTCTGATGCTGTTTTTGGGTATAAAAATGACAGGTTCTGGCATGATCACGTTCATAAGAAATGCTTGGCCAGTTTAAAAATGGAATACCCAGAGCTTAAACTGGGCAACCTTTACTGGAACGCCGCTTCAATTCATGTCTACGCAAGACACTTCAATCTTATAAAGGATAGCTAAAATGACAAAAGTCGATAAGACCCACCTGTCTATAAATCTCGCCGAAGAGCGTGGTCTAATCCATCGCGACTATATTGCCCACTGCTTCCGTTGGTCCCACGTGGCTAAGTGGTTGCATGTCAAAGGTCGGTATAAAGAATGCAGCGTCCTAGATGTTGGTTGTGGTAAAGAAACCCCAATGGGCAGGACACTATTTTCAAACCGTCTCGTTGTTAAACAGTACGTCGGTGTTGACGCTAACAAAGAATTTAAGGACTTCAATTTCGGTAAGATGCCGGCTGATCTACATGGTTCTACCCTGTTTCCATCTAGCTTCACAATCACAGACGATCAATACGAGGTCGGTGGTAAGGTGTACGACAAGCCTGATGTCATCACGAGCTTCGAAGTCCTTGAGCATGTTGAGCCAAGTGTGACCAGGTATATGCTCGAAGGGATGCTCGATATATCAAAAGAGACTACAACCACATTCATCTCAACTCCCTGCTATGACGAGAGGGTCGGTTCTGCTGGTAATCACCCCAATGAAATCACTCGGGATGCTCTAGGTGGTCTTATTGAGGACCTAGGTTTTCAAATTGATGGCAACTGGGGTACGTTTGCATCAATTCGTGACTACAAAGATTTGATGGATGAACATCAATTGACTATATTCAACAGCCTGAGAGAGTACTACGATACCAACGTGTTGGCTATCATGTTTGCTCCTCTGTTCCCACAGGGATCTCGTAACAACCTATGGCAGATCAGTGTAGCTAAGCCTGGATATGAACGTAAATTTATTCCTCTGGATGACCTGGAAGGACAATGGACGTCTAGTGATAACTGGCAGGATCTTGGGGGTGAGCTGTGAGAGAATCGTTTAACGAATACATGATGAAAATCGTCGATGTTATAGCAACACGGGCTACGTGTTCTAGGCGTCAAGTTGGTTGCGTTATCGTAGACGACGTTAGCCACATCATTGCCACAGGATTTAATGGCGTTCCTAAAGGTTATCCCCACTGCACAGACACTCCATGTGGTGGGGAGGGATACGATACTGGTGAAGGTCTTGACGCGTGTCTGTCTACTCATGCAGAGCAGAATGCTTTGATCCAGTGTCGTAGACCTAATGACGTTGACACCATTTTCGTCAGCACATCTCCGTGCATGAGTTGCGCTAAATTGATTGCCAATAGCAGCTGCATCAAAGTGGTGTGTCGCACCATTTACGATCAGAAAGCAGTAGACCTTTTGAATAAATGCGGGATACAGGTATTGACATGTTAGAAAAAGAAATTGAAAAAAAAGTCTGTGACTACGCTAAGAAATTTGATTGGGTGACGTTTAAATTCGTCAGTCCATCAAACCGTGGTGTTCCCGACCGTATTTTTATGCGGCAACATAAGATGATGTTCATAGAATTTAAAGCTAAGGGTAAGAAACCTACAAATCTGCAGAACCTGGTAGCTCAAACTATTAGCAAGACTGGGTTTGAAGTTTTCGTTGTGGACAACGTCGATCAAGGAAAGGGTATTATAGATGCGTACACGAAATGACCTGCATCCATACCAGGATAAGGCGGTAGACTTCATCAAAGAGAAGTCTAATTGCGCCCTGTTCCTCGACATGGGGTTGGGTAAAACAGTTTCGACTCTGACCGCGGTTGTTGATATGCTGGATGAGTTTATCGTCAGCAGGGTGCTTGTCATTACACCCTTACGCGTGGCTAACACTGTATGGCGACAGGAAGCTGCAGCGTGGTCTCACACATCAAACCTGGTTGTGTCTGTCTGCACTGGGTCGTCTAGAGATAGACGTATAGCCGTTATGTCAGATGCTGAGGTAATGGTCATCAACCGCGAGAATGTCCAATGGTTGGTAGATAACCATAAATGGAAATGGGACATGGTGGTTATCGACGAGAGCTCTAGCTTCAAGTCGGCTAAGTCAAAACGGTTTCGCGCACTGAGACGTGTCATGAAGAACGTCACCAAGACTGTCCTACTGACTGGCACACCAGCACCTAACGGTCAGATGGACTTATGGTCACAGATGTTTCTAATTGACCGTGGTGAACGCCTGGGCAAGACTATCACAGGCTTTAGACAGAGGTTCTTTAATCAAGCAGGATTCGGTGGGTATTCGTACACTATCGCTCCAGGTTCTGCCGATAAGATTAACGAACTAATCAAAGATGTATGTCTGTCCATGTCATCTGAGGATTATCTAGATCTTCCTGATCGCATGGACTTGACAGAACGTGTTATCTTATCAGACAGTGCTTATGACGTCTACAACGAGCTCGAAAAAGAATTTATGATAGAGCTTGAAGAAGGTACTATTACCGCAATGTCTGCCGGTGTCCTTGCTAACAAGCTGCTTCAGTTGGCCAATGGAGCTATGTACGATGCTGAAGGTGAAACACATTACATCCACAAGGATAAGCTAGATGCCTTGCAGCAGATCGTTGACGACAACCCGACTGAGAACCTGTTGGTTGCATATAACTACAAGTCAGATCTCGAACGACTACAAATGGCGTTCCCTAACGCGAAGACTTTATCCAAGTCTGGTATTGAGCTAGATGCTTGGAATCGCGGCGAAATCTCTATGCTACTGGCTCATCCTGCTTCAGCAGGTCACGGTTTGAATGCTCAACATGGTGGTAATGTTATAGTGTGGTACGGCCTGAACTGGAGCCTTGAATTATATCAACAGTTCAACGCCAGGATTCATCGTCAAGGTCAGACAAAGCCTGTCAAGATAGTCCATCTCGTAGCTGCAGGAACTATCGACGAGCGTGTCCTAGACGCTATCGGTGACAAGGCCCAAACTCAAGCCGATTTACTTAATTTTATTAAAAACGCAAATCAATGAATAATTATGTTTACAATGTTTGAAATACAGTGCCTAAATGGTACCAGGTACAAACTTAGAAAGATAAAATAAAATGAGAAATTATATAGAGTTCACCATGCGTATTGGCATGAACAACGTTTTCGTTGAAGCCACATTCGACGAAGGTTGCATCCAGCAGTATACCACCAAGCTATTGTATGATGACGGTAAGTGCCGCGATCTACCGACATTCCATCTTGCTGGTCTGGAAGAAGACAACACGCCGGTTCAAGACTGGGTCGAGCGCGCTATTTGGGAGCGCGCACCATGACGTTCAAAGTTGAAAAAGACATCCCCCTCCCAGAGAAAGTGTATAGGGGTCGATATACTGCTGGCTCTGTTCTATATCCTTGGAACGATATGCAGGTGATGAATAGCTTTGCCGTTCCAATCCATATGGTCAACAAAGTTCGTGTCGCAGCTGGTTGTATTAACGCCAAAGGCGATAGGTATTTCACAGTCCGTGATACACTCAAAGGACACAGATGTTGGAGAATAAGGTGATCAAATATATTTTTCAAAGCGTTGTTTTCGCAGCTGCAATGTGGATATTATTTGGCGTTGTTTACGCCATAGGGGGTTGACATGGATGGTGGTTTTATTGGATTAATCATCAAAATCATACTGAACTTGTTATGAATAAATTGACCTCATTGAAAAACCACGTGGCACATTCTAAAGGTAATGACCACCATGGGAAGTGTCAATGGATCGGCAGATACAAGACAGGCTGCAAGGAAGACGCCACCAAGAGAAGCTATTGTGAACAACACTATGCCATATGCTATCAGGTAGGGTCTGCACCTAAGCCTAAGTACCAAAGACACCTCGTCCAAGTAGGATGGGGCCGAACATAGAAACTCCGACTGTATGCCTCCCAGCATGTCGGCCACTCCCCCACTGCAACTCGTGATCCGAACTTGGCGGCACCTGCTTGCGGTGGGGATTTTTTAGGAGCTTGAATGATGACGGACCATGAACGCAGGGTCTACACCGACAAGATCAGGAAGCTGGAAGCCGAAGTTAAGTTGCTGCATCCAGACCGCGAAGCTATTGCAACGGTTGTGCAAGCAGCCAAGGCTTGGAATGACGATAGGGTTAGCCCACCGTCTGTCAGTGATATTTATGCAGCTGTTAAGAAGCTTGAGACTACGTGGTAGTAGGCGCATGTAGCAGATCACACTCTGCCCCGTGGCGTATGACATCGCGGAACCAATAGCCCACTGCTGGCGTCTCTTTGACCGTGTTCTGAATACCACGAATGACAGTAGAGTCAGGCCAAGGGAACGTGGGACAGCTACTTATTACCACCGTCTGGCAGCTTGCTAACAGCAAGAGCGACAGCAGCATCAAAGGTTTTAACTTTCTCATAGGCTTGATCCCTAGCTTTGATAGCTCTGGTAGCGTTCTTAGCCGCAACTTCGTTACGACCAGCCTCACGTAGGCTCTCATCCCTGAACATGCCCATGACCATCTCGGCCACAGACATGAGCAGGTTGATGGACTTAAGTATCGTCAGCATTTTTAGCCTTACCGAAGTTCAGGCCGATGACGTTGATGATGTTCAAGATAATACCGATGATCTTATCATCAGACTTGGTTGGTGTGATAGCAGCAATACCAGCAGCAGCAGTTACCAATGCGGTAACAGCGGTAAGCCAAACAGGCATTGAAGCAACAATAGCGGTTAAGGTTTCCATTACATTTCTCTCCAGTTGGTTAGTTCAAAGTGCGGAGCATCCATGAGACTTTCCGCCGAGTCGTCTTTACCTAGAACACCGTTGTTGTTCCAGTCGTAGCCCCATGTCAAGTGAATACCATTAGCACTGGCGATACCCTTCATAAGACCACCAAGGTAGCAGAACCGTTGCATGTCTGTCCAGTCTACAGGGTATGGCACAATGTCAACAGCCCTACTCATAGCGAAGTTGTGTGGACTCTGACCGTACTTGGCGCGGGTTAATTTCGGCACAGAATTGTAAGCCTTCATCTGCGCGGCCTCATCGCGCGTGGCACAAGTGATACTGAAGTCCACATGCTTTATGGCCTGGGTCAACACCACCTGTAACTTAGGATGGCATTGAGCGAAGCGTTCTTTACTTTTGGCTCCAAAGCTGTACATCACCTGTCGTCCTTGTTAAACAAATCAAATAGAGTTCTCACTTTGTCTTCCAGCACACCAACGGCGGCATGTATCTTAGCCAGCACTATAATGAGCATGACTATGCTTACCAGTAGTGGCCACAGGCTAATGAAGGTATCCATCTGATCCATAATATCATCCGATAATCATAGCTGGTGAGACATGAACAGACGAGACAATGCCCTCGTCCTTTTTGTAGGTCAGGCACTCTGCCTTCTGCTCTGAGAAATAGCCACCTCTGCTTGAGTAGGCGTCCTTGGCAGATAGTGTTCTATGCTGAGTGACAGTTACACCCATATCTTCCTTTTCGTCCATCCTGATCTTGTGATGGTAATGGCCTGCATGCCCGTAGCGGAACTTAGTCTGTCCCCATATTTCAGGGAATTGAGCTGCAAATACCCCAGGCATACTTGGTAACTTCTTCAAGTGACCATGATGGAAGAACAGCCCGACTTTGCCATGCTGGTAACAATAGTAAGGTAAGGGTGACTTGATAACTTCGACACGTTTGTCTTTCTCATACAGCGCAGCGAATAGTATCTGCAACCAGATGGACGACACCATGTCGTGATTACCCTCTGCCATCAGCACAATGACCTTCTTGTGCTTGGTAAGGGCCATGTCTACCAGTGACCGCAGTATGTCTATAGTGGCCTGTATGACCTTGTGAGGCCTACCGTCAGTATCAAGGCTATGCCCTGACATTGGAGTAATTCCCACCATGCCTGGGTAGTCACTATGCAGGAAGTCACCTAGCTGGCAGATAAAGCCTGTCTCAGCGTCTGGGCTTTGTGCCATCATCTGGCTGAATGTTTTGGTTAGAACACTTGTGGCTATCTTAACATCCCAGTCTTCACCACCTTCTTTACGCCAAGCCAACATACCCATGTGAAAGTCTGTGATAACGTACAGGTTCAGCAGAGAAGCGTCGGTAGACTTAGGTGCAGCAACAGGTTTCATGCGAGGAACGTCAGCAGTCATAGCCTCTACTGCGTCTCTAAGAGCCTCAAGCTGTGACTCTTGATCTTGATTAGTCTTGACCCACTGAGACTTAACTTGGCCATCGTCTCCGTACAGGGTCGAGGTGCCTTTGACAACGAAGCCCGGAGCAGTCTGGTGGCTCATGTCATGATCGGGTGAATATCCTCTGGCAGCAGCCTTGATGTTTACAGACTTGACGACCTGACTAACAACATTCCTAGCGCAGCCAAGGGCTATAGCAGCCTTGCGATGTGAACCCTCTTGGCCAAGAGCCTCAAGGACTTGCCACTGCCTATCAGTGCAGAACTGACGAAGTTCGGGATCAACCATAAGTGACCTATTTAGATTTGAGATCGCGATTGCTCAGACGTATACGAATGATCAGCAGGATAACACCAAGCGCACCGCCGACTAGACCAAGGATGTTAGTGCCGAGACTCAACCATCCATCAAGACTTAACGCAGCCAAGTACCCGAACAACCCACTGGCGGCAACAGCGAATACGCTGTCCATATCTTTAGCTTGATTCATAAATGTATTCTTCACGTTTTAGGCCCTGTGGGTTTTAGCTTCCAGATCAGCGGTGTCCATTCTGAGCCTTTGAAAGCGAAGCAACTGTTACCAGTTACTGTGGTGACAACGGCAGCAAAAAACTTGCCATCTTGAGTTTTCCAGATGTGCATAACAGCGCCACCATCTGGTGATCCACCCCAGCCAACCGGCGCGAACTTATTCTTAGCAAGATACTCAAGAACATCAGATGCCGCATAACAATCCAAAGGTATATTAACGACCTTAGCCGCCACAGGGCTTGCAAGGATCAGTGATAATACAAATGTCAGGATTGCAGCTTTCATCGTCTTGCTCCAGTTTCAGGTGGGGCTAATGTATCATGCCTTGGGATTAGCCAGCTTCACGGCTGCAATGTGATCGACCCATGTGGTTGTGCTGTTCACTGCATCCCAGTACTGCATGTCCTGTTGATCCCCGATTGATCCGTAAGCTGTGATGCGTAGCTCATCGACGGTTGGGATATGGCTCTCGTCGCTGTCCACCAGAGGGTTTGCAAGACCATCTGTAATCTCTTGCTCCATAGTGGTATAGCAGGAGTGACTAGGGTCATCAGGAAATGAGAAGCCTTCACCGCAAATACCGAGGATTTCGCCATCCATAATTAATCGCTTGTAGTTCTTCATCTTATAGCTCCGCATTAAATGCATATGTTCTGTCAGCAGTAGCGTCAGCTAGAACCATAACAGAACCGTCTGTGAACGTACCCGCAGTCATAGTGAATGTCATTATCCAGTTACGTCCACCATCACCTGCACCAATTGTCCAATTTGTAAGGTCAACCGTTGTCGCACTAAGATTAAATTGCATACGCCAATCTGATGCGGTGAACACAACAGATGGTGTACCCCGCATTGGAACGTCGGGCCGCATAGCGGAGCGGCCTACCTTTGTTGTGCTAGGCCATACTATGAAAGCATAGTTAGTGGCGGGAATGGTATGGGACCTGTAGTACCTGTAGCATTTCAGCAGCGTATCCCCATAACTCTCATGCTGGAAGGCTGTGGCGGATGAGCCTGTTTCGAGTTTGATATTACCGATGTAGATATTGTTTGCTACATTATCTAGCAGCTCTTGTTGATTACTGGTGATGTACTTCTCACCAGTGTTCGACCAGCTGTCAGCGGTACCTTCAAAGCTATCTCCTAGCATAAGTGGAAACACCACATGCAGACCGTCAGCCGATGAGTTGACGATGCTATTCGCAGTGTCGGCAGGGAATGTTACAGAAATCAATTCGGGTGTATTTGCACTTGCAACCGTGAACTCAGTTGGACAAGCCCTGTTCGCAGAGGTGTAAAGGGCCACGCAGTGCGTACCAGCCTTTGGTGATTGGAACAGGAATGATAATGTGACCTCCTGAGCGCCAGCTGTTCCCGCCCTTATATCTTGACAATTCTGGCCTTCAATCTTCTGAACTACAAACGCAGTATCGGCTGATCCAGCAAAAGCGTCTGCCGTTGTGCAATCAATTTTCATACAAGTGTCGGCACCCAGTGCTGAGAATACATTTGATGTAGTGTCTTGAGTGATCGTAACTCTTGCGCCAGTTGTTGCTGTACTGTAACGCCACCTGTCAATCGTATAGGCAGCATTAACTGGCGATACAAAAGATGTACCACGCTGTGATACAGTCATGCCGCCGTTGATAATCAAATTAGGGTTTGAACCACCACTAGCATGTGTGTCGATCATCTCTTTTGCACCAAGGACAGTCGGATAAACTGTGTCACTTGTACCAGCGACATTCTCTCCGCTGGTGGATCGTTCAACAATGCCTTCGGCGGTGGTAGTAGCTGATGATGCAGCAGGAACTAGGTCAAGAATACCCTGAACAGTATCTTCTTTTAGTGCGCCGCTATCAGATGCGTCAGAGAACACGATGGCATCACCGGCAACAATGGTCGTATCGGCAAGACCAGCCAGTGCGCCGTGCATGGCAGCGGCTGTCATGGCCCGTGTTGTGTCTGTGCCTGTGATGGCTTCGGCTGTTGTCAGTAGTTCGACAATACCCTCTGATGTTGTTGTTGCTGACGAACTAGCAACGTTGAAAGTCAGCCAAGACGTAGTGCCTAAGTCATACACCTTCATCACGTTTGATGTGGTGTTGTAATACATAGCGCCGTCGATCAGCGCCGCCCCATCATTGTCTAACGACGGGTCAGAAGACTTTGTGCCAAGGTATCTGTCATCGAAGCTATCCAAGGCTAGTTCAGCGGCAACCTTGGCTGCCTCTGCACTGACAACGTCTGCGTTAGTCAGAACCACATCTGCATTGGTAGCCGTCTTGTCATTACCAGTAGCTACTGCATCAGCAGCCGTACTAACAGCATCCGCATTGGTAGCCGTCTTGTCGTTGCCAGTTGCCACAGCGTCTGCGGCGGTAGCTACGGCATCTGCATTTGTCAGGATTTCTTTAGCCGTAGCCGTAGAGGCAGAGGCGGCGGCAGATACTTGGTCTGCATCGGTCAATACGAGGTCAGCGGCAGTCGATACAACGTCTGCGGCAGTAAGTACAACGTCTGCGTTAGTGGCTATCTTATCTAAGGCCGTGGCGGCAGCGTCTGCGGTCGTACTAACGACATCAGCGTTTGTACTAACGACATCAGCGTTAGTCAGAACCAAGTCTGCTGCGGCGGCGTTCTCGCTCACAAGTGCTGCTGCGGCAGATACAGATGCATCGGCGGCAGTCGGAGACATTAACTGGAAGTTCGTGCCGTCATATACAACGGTCACAAGCGCGCCACTCTCAATGTCACCAGATGCCAGTGCAATGTTGTGGTGCTTTTTGATGGACTTAACGCCCACCGAATCGACGTTGATAGTTGCGGCAGAGGTGTTGCCGAAATTAGCTTTAAAGCTAAACTCATCACCCTGCGCGTATGCAGTCAGAGTAGCGTTTGCGGCCAGTATGTATGCGTTAGCGGAGCCGGTAGAGTTTAGAGAGCCGTTGCGGTCCTTAAACTCACGGGCGACCATGCCCTCCAAAGCCCTCGCGCTGTTATTGACCGCATTGGTGCGCATTCCTTCGGGGAAGCGTGCTACGTTACTAGCATCAGTTGCGGATAAGTCTTTAAATTCAGCCATTTTTAGTAATCCTTTAAATCAAGTTGCCGGATTGAATGCGGCGGTTGATTTCTTCGTCTTGGGACCGCTTCTGTGCGGCTGCTTCATTCGTCGGGCCTAACAGGCCGTTGACCATTGGCATAGCCATAAAAGGCTTGGCAGCAGGGCTAATCATCCCTCGTATAGCAGGCGACTTGCCGCCACTCGATGAAAGAGCGCGGAGCATTTCTGCTGCCTTCGCTGTATTCATGCCAGATGCTAAATTGGAAGCCGTACCTGCGGCCAGTGCCACGCCAGCGCCAACAGGGCCACCAGCTACGTTTCCGGCCATGCCGCCAAGCCATGAACCAAGACCACGATTTGCTCCAAGACCGAACTTACCCAAAAACCTGATTATTTTGCCGCCAGATGTTCCTTGAACAATGCTCTCCATCAGGCGAACTTCGTCAGGCGTGAACTTGTTAAGCCTCATTGAAGTGTCACTATTCAATATAGACCTGAACCCGTTTCTCAATCCATTTTCGAAACCAGAAGCAGAGTTATGTGCTTTGTCGATAACATCTTGGATAGTCTGCGTCCGTCTGTGCAAGAATGTGGACCGCCTTGCAGCCTTCCATTTTTCTACAAATGCCTCCGGGGTGGACTTTTCAACAAAATCGTCAAAAGATTTCTCAAGAACAAGGGAAACCAAACGGCGCTCTTTTGAAACCTTGCTAGCCGCAGCATCCTTAATAAGTTCTCTTATGACTTGCAGCTTCTTAGGGTCTAATGTGTCATTTTGATATTTTGTTATGCTTTTTATGGTTTTTTTAATCTTCTTGTGCAAGTCAGGGCTGTACCCCTCATTATAAAGGGTGTCGTCAAGTCCTAGTATAAAATCCGAATAATCGTCATTTGACGCGGTTATGTCAGATTTTCTAACATCATCCCACAAACCGTTTTCTCTGATTTTTAGCTGATTCTCTGTCGGCGCGTCTTTCATAAACCTGCTTTTAGTAACAGCGCCGCGCTTAACATTTGCACCCAAAGGCGCAACAAAGGAACCTGCCAGATTCAGGGCGTCTTCACCAGTGTATTGACCACCCTGATACACATGCCCCGGAAGTGCAGCAGCTTCAACAGCGCCAACCAACGCCTCTGGCGCGACCCAATCAGTCCAATCGGCAGGCCCCTCTTGACCTTTCAACGCACCCTTTGGATACGGCAACAGGCCAAGGCGCTGAACGTCAGGATCGAAACCAACACGTTCTTGAAGCGTTGGCGCGGGAGTTTGGACGGGTGTTTTGTATTTATCGAATACGGACGGACCTACATCGTCATCGCCGCCTAAAAATTCATCAAATGCACCCATTATGGATTCCTCAACATTGCAGGGTTAAGCCCTTTGGCTATCCACAGCTTTTCAATTTCAGCCATTGCAGCAGGGTTGCCTTGGTTCTTCTGCCAAGCAGACTTTCCGTCTGCAATGAATGTAGCCGCTGGGAACTTTTTAGGAGAACCCTTCTTGGGCTGTGTAATAACGCCAGACAACAGAGCTTTTGAGTCGCCGAGATACTGCTTCCAGTTTGAAAGGTCTTCATACATTTTAGACGACATCATACGTTCGACTTTGACGCCTTTATACGTCCCAGCTCGCTCGTGAAGCTCATTGATATTCGTCATAACATTACCAGTCATGCCGACACGTAGCATTTGGTTAGCCATATCTTGAATCTCGGACCTCTTTTGAGGCGTAAGAATGTCGCCCTCTTTGAAGTTGGCAATAAACGCACCGAAACGTCCAAGAGCACTCTGTGCAGCGTTCTGCATATCAATATCGTCTTTGCGCGTTACGGCGTCTTCAATCATACGCTCAAAGCTCTTGATTGCTGCAATGTCACCTGAACCTGTGCCTTGCGCAAGTGATGACGAAACAGTCTGTGCTTTTGTCAGAAGCGCGGTAGCTGCGTTGCGATATGGCTTGATGGCAGTGATAAGACTTTTTTCGATCTCCATAGGAGTGTCACCGGATAGTTTCTTAGGCACTATACCGTTTTTGTCCCAAACCCAAACGGCATCCCCCACTAAACCTGCATCCTGCCTTTGTTTAGGAGACAACGCAGAACCAGCGCGGGCGTAATAATCAACCTCGCCATCTTCCTTTTCGCCGAATGCTTTGATGTTAACTAGTTTTTCTCCCGGCTTCTTGATGACCTTGCCGTACATAGGCTTATTCATCTCCATAGCCGCAGCCATGAATTGGGTATCGGGGAGACCTGAGATCGACTCATACTTTTCGTTAGTACGTAATTTTTTAACTATGTCACGCTGTTCTTGCGCACGCTTGGCCGCGAGTGTTGCCGCACCCATTTGGGCCTGCATCTGCTGAATCTGCATGTTGCGCTGCTGCATTTGCTGTTGCTGACCACCCATTGCGGCATTACGTGCCATAGCTTGCTGGCGACCTTGCCCCATACCGGCCCCTGCGGCACCCAGAACCTGTCCCATGCTTACTGGGGTCTTGGTGTACCCAGACATGCCACCGATAGCCTGTGCGGCTCCCAGCAGGCCACCCTGCATCGGGTCCTGATAGCCGGAGCCTAAAAGACCTTTCAGCATTTGCTGGTAGTCTTGGCCTTGAGCGCCCTGCGACTGTGCGGGGTTTTGCATTTGCGGGGGTTTATATACCATCTGTTTATCCCATCAATCCGAGGATGCCGCCACCGATAGCGCCGACACCGGCACCGAAGCCAGAAGACGAACCAAGGGCAGCCCCGCCAAGCGCACCAGAGAGGAAGTTAGCACCGGGGTTTGAATATAGTGGCGTGTTAGTCGTTTGAGTGCCGCCGTAGCCGCCCTTAACAAGTCCAGAGTATCGTGCAAGTTGATCCCAAGGTTGTGCTTGCTCGTAATTAAAACGCGATATGGAATCCTGCAATTGTGCTTGCTGTTGGCCTTCGCGAGCGCCACCGACAGCCATTAGCTTATTCAGGTCTGTATAGTCCTGCTGGGCCATTGAACCAGCTTGCTGTGCCATGTTCAACTGGTTCTGGCGCTCTTGTGCGTAATTAGAGTACGCCATCTTTGACGACATATCAGTCAGGTTGCGGCCCAATGTTTCTTCGCTAGTGTTCCGCGCCTGTGCGTACAAGCCAGAGCCTAGACGTCCAGCGCCAGCAAAGGAACTGTCAATGCCGGGAGCGATCTGCTGCTGCCACTGCTGAACTACAGGCTGTGCCGCTGCATCGTATGCGCCTTGCAAGAATGGGTTGTTGTTTAGGTAGTTACCCTGGACGGTATCAAGGGCCTGTTGCTGACCTGCATTCTGCAATGCTGATCCGGCAAGTGCGCGTTGCTCAATGCCACCAAGTGATGCCTCTGTCTGTGGACTAAAGCCGACGACAGAACTACCGGGAAAGTATTGTTGCGGCGCACCAGTGAAGGCTTGTTCCGCGCCTTCCATGATGTTCTGCAAGTGTGGCTTTTGTTCAGTCCAAGGCTCAGTGTTCTGAGTTGTTGTTTGGACTGCTGACGGCTGAGAGCCACCACCAAATCCACCTAGAAAACCGCCATCTAAAAAACCCATGAGAAAACCGCCTTTAGCTGATTACTGCATATGTGAAGACACGATCAGTAGGCGCGGAGTTATTGTGCGTCACTGTAAATGTCTGTTTACCTATAGATGAGATATACATCCCACCAGAGGCCCATTCCGTTGCAGCAGAGGCGGTTGTTGGTGAAGGTATTATAACACTAGTACCGCCCACAAGTAAATCAGTTATTACCGTCGTTGCTGCGCTTGCTGTTATTGTAAATGTATTAGTGTTATTAGTCTTGCCCTGCATCGCCCCACGGACGACCTCGACGATCCTTCTGAGGCTCGTTTCGTTTGGCGCAAGTGACCTAAAAGCCATTAGAAGCGCCCTCTAGGCTTAACTGTGGCGTCAGCGCCTTGGCTGTCGGACCACTCGCCTGATATGTTCATACGGACGCGCATATAGCGCCCCTCGACGTCCACAGGCGCAAACCCAGTGCTATTGACCGCAACAGCGCCAGACCATGCGTATGTGTCCTGCTGCCTGTCTCTGCTGCCAATCTGGATGGTTGTTGTGCCGCCGTCATTGATAGGCCAAACTTCACTCATGTAAGTGCGTCGGCCTTGGGTCGGTTGCATCTCTTTGCTCTCGACCTTGGCGGTCAGCGGAGCGCCTTGGTTTGACGTCAGGATGTTCTGATCCATGATGCCCAGAAGCCGCGCACCCTCAAACAGCATACGGCTATCAACGCTCATATCAATCAGGTCAACATCCGACTGGAACGAATCCAATGTCTCTAGTGTGAAGTTTGAAGTCAAATATGGCAGGATAATATCGTGGTCGATCTCTGCATAGGACCAGCGGTTGATCTCAAAATTGAACATCAGGATGCGGTTAGGCTTACCCGAATTGTTGATCTGCGAGGGAAAAGACCAGCAGACGCACTTGTTATCGTGGTCGATGGCGCAAGACAGGCGCTCAGGGTAACTGGCATCGAATTCATTCCAGAACCAGTTGTCTACGCGCTCATTACCGATAGGCTGCACCTGATTGCCGTCGAAGGCATAGAAGCCCGACCCATCAAGCAGGTAGACCATGCTACCGTGCTGTGCTGCGGCACCGATAGACCATAGGCCAATCTCAGGCTCTATCTGGTCAAAGTCCCAGACGTTAGGGCTTCCGACATAGTTGCCACGGTAGATACTATTCTCAAACAGGATCGTAGCATACTCGCCGCCGAATACGCGCTGGATAACGCCGCCGCCCGGAGTGTCCTGAAAATCTGACTGCGTTGTGGCTGAAATCGTATAGTCAGTGTGATCCGTGATTGACGACCATCTAAGGCGGTTAGGAACATTGCCATCAGTAGAGTCATAGGTGTTGCCGAACATCACGAAATCTCTGACCGTGGCGACTGTCCGTGCTTTAAAGTCTGTTGTTAGGTCGGCAAAGTTAGTGCCGGATGCCGCGCTCATTGTGATCTGCTGCGGGCTGTCGGCAAAGTTAGTGGCAATGCACTGGTCGCCGAACTGTGCGAAGTCCCAGAAGGTCGCGCTGCTAGTGTAGCCGCCAGCCTTGCTGCGGTCTTCCACAGTGCCAGTTTCCATGCTGTACACCTTGGTCGCGTTGCCGGAATACACCTTGCTAGTGCCATCATCAGATGTGAACGATGTAGCGCCTTTAGGTGTGGCGTCAATGGCGTCTGAGATGTTCACCAGACCCCCGAATGGCCTATAGCCACGAGGCGACGGGTAGCAGTTTTCTGCAATAGTTGAGCCGGGGTTGCCTAGTGCTGGCTGATCCGGCATCCATTCGCCATTCTCAAAAATCATGCGACTGTAACCCCTACCCGTGAGTAAAGCGGACCGCCGGAGTAGGAAGACCGTGCGGCGTCATTCTTTAGACCCTCGCGTGCGCGTTCATAGTAGGCGGCCCATACTGGCACACGCTCATCGTCTCCAAGAAATGGGGATGCCTGTAGCAGTGAGCCGAACAGGTAAATGTCAGGATGATGTGTTAAAACCCAGTTTGTTAGGTTGGTGGCAAGGTCTGGCACTTGCTGGAAGTAGACTAGCTCAACGCTGTATCCGCTATCAGGAGACTCACCAACCTTAATGTTGTCACCTACAATAGTGTACTCAGTCGGGATGCCTGTAGAGCCGTCCCTGTGGTTCTGGATTAGCTGAGACTGCGACACGAACGTCATAGGCGTTAGCGGGCTTGTCTGCACTGTCAACGTCTTGGTTTCAATGTAGTCAGACGGCAGGGCCACAAGGTCTGTGCTGGTGGACAACGTGAGTGTTGTATTCGTTTCCATGCGACGATGCCGCAGGTCACGATTAAGCTGCGCCTCAAGCAACAGGATCAAGTCAGGGGCAGTGGCCACAAGGTTTGTGTCGCCATCGCGCCGGAGCCAGTTTGTGATAGAACTTTGAAGTTCCGAATAGGTGCTAAGTGACATGTTCAGTTCCCGGCCTTAAATTGGCCTTATCAAAGCCGTAAATCTCGGCATCCCAGTGTGATTGTAGCAGTTCGCTACAATCTTGGACCTCGACCTCGATGCCGCTTGCGCGAGCGAAGCCTATTAGATACTCAAGGTTAGAACGCTGCGCGACATAGTGGCTGTCAAACGGCGCACCAACACCATAGATGTTAATCTTATCGACTTCCTCGAAAATAGCGAAAGCCAACATATACGCGATACTACTCTCAAGATAACTCCCTATCATACCGATTGCGGCAGTCGGAAAGCATTCACTGTTGGGTATGCCTTCCATCTCTTTCTGCATCATCACCGGCACTTCTAAGCCTGCCAGCTTGTCCTTGTACGACTGAGTATAAGGTCGGACGTTATCAGCGTGAATCTCAAAATACAGGTCATAACTACTATCGCCGGACCAAGGTAGGCCCCACCGTTCAATGTGGGTCGGGGCATCGCCCATTCCTCCACCAAGACCGACTATTGCAATCTCTCTCACTTGGCAACAGCCTTGAGTGTAAAGGTAACAGTCGGGGTAGACGATCCGCCGATAGTGGCGACAACTCTGATAAAGCGTCCGAAGTTAGCTAGTGATTTAAGGGCTGTAGTCGCGCCTGTGGCCTGCGTGAAGGCCGTGTGGCTGATCCAGACAGTGCCATCTGCACTAGACCAGATAACTGCGTCAAGCGTCG